CAGTTCGAATAGATGTTGCTCTTGCTGATTGCTTTCTCACCGAGGGCATAGATTTGATACAGCGACTCATCGGTGCGCTTGAGGTCCTCAATTTGTCGCTTGATGCTTTCGGGAAGGAATGGGTTGTCTTTGTAGGTTGACTTGATGATGATGCTTTCATCCATCGGCAGCTCATACAACCAGGATGCACTCTCACTCGGGTTGTAGTCGAAGATGAGCTTTGTCTCGGTCCTCATGTTCAGCTGCTGAAAATCTTCGAACCACAGCTCATTGGCTTCATTGCACCAACCAAGGTCACGCTTGCGCCCTCGTATCTTCTGCTCATCATCCACGCTGAAGAACTCCACGATGCTTCCATTCGGGAAGGTGTAGATGTGCTCTGACTTGTTGTGGCTGCTCACCTCATAAATCTCCATCTCCTTCATGATTTCAAAGAAGTCACGCATCACCGTTGCCCTGAGAGCTGGGAAGGTCTTGCGAACGATGCTGACCACCTTGCCAGGATTCTGCAAGCAGTACACCACGATCATTTGGCAGAGCGAGTAGGTCTTGCTGGATCGGCTGCCACCCTCATTGATGATGAACCTGATGCTCGGGTCAACCAGGGCTGTGAAGTTTTTCTCGAAGATGACAGTGCTGTCGATTGTGATTTCAGCCATAGGTAAAGTTTAGGCAATACGAAAGCCATACAAGAGTTTTCCCTTATATGACATTTCTACAAATATAGTAAATAATACTATTCAGTAGCTTTAATTATATTCACCTTCACCTCGGAGATAGTTTGCCCTCCAGAGGTCACGTCAGTTTTTTCAGTCAGACCATTCAGTCGCTGAGTGATGGATGCATTGAACTGCCCAACCATGCCGCCCTGAATCTGGTCATTGCGGATTTCATCGCTTATGCGCGTGCAGATTGTAGCAAATGCTGAATATCTCCCATCCGTATTTGCGAAGTAATCATTCACAACAAGACCCTTATCATGACAAAACACTCTGAATCCGCTAATTGTTAACGGAGGCTCCAGTGGAATCGGTTCAGCCTTCCCAGTCTTATTTGAGAGGGCATATGAATATCGTGGATTGTCCTTAACATACTTTCTGTACTCAACAAAAAGCTGATAAAGGTCATCCGGTGTTTCGAAGTTTCTTGGTCTACCAGCCATTATATAATTTTTAATCCTTTTAGTTTACTTTCTGCCCAATCAAGTCCGGTTTTGCCACCCCACAGAAGGAATGAAACGTATCCGCAATCTTCTGGTGCTGCATCATCGAATGTTGGTTCTGCCCTGGATAGGTATGAGTACATCCTTTTGATTGTGTCGATTGAAATTGGCTCCTTATTTGCGAGCTGCTGTCCTCTGACCTTGCCGACTTGTGTGGCGCACTTGTTGCCGAGCTCTTTGTTGAGTTCGATGCCTCTGCGTGCGTTGTTTCTCACGCTGTCGGGATAATCGGAGTAGCTATCCTCTGCGAATGCTGCCATGTATTTACTCAATAGGGCCATTTGCTCGTTTACGTTTTTTTTTTGGTTTAATTACTTTCGGAGCTTCAGTCTGCTCATCTGCCTCGATGCCTTCATATCGGATTGTCTCCTTTTCAAATAGATATCCGAATCCTATGCTGACATAGTAGTCATATTTATTCATATCTATATTGTCAACAACCACGGTTATGTTTCCGAGAGCGGTGTTTTTCATTAGGGTCATGCCTTTGTATTCATCTTTTATCTTCATTGTGTATGGTTTTTAGTGTGTTTTTTATCTCTGTGATTAGGTAGTGAGCTGATGTCACTGGGATGTTGAAGTACTCGGCCATTGATCGTGCTGTTGTGAAGTTCTTATCGAAGTAAGCCTTGGCCACTGCAATCTTGACGTTGTCTGTCAGCCCATCTCGGTAGATGTCCACCGATGACTTCCACCCCTGGTATTGCTGTTCGATTGCGATTTTGTAGTTCAGGTCCTCCCCATCATCGAAAGTGTCAGGAACTGCGATTTCTGATGCCAGGATTCGCTCATCTTTGTAGCTGTCGACATTTTTCCAAATCACCTGACGCTTGATTGAGTTCAGTATATAGCTCTTGACCTTCCCGACATCCTCTGTATTGTCATTGATTTCGATGCAGTGCAGATATGCGTTGGAGATGACCGTATCGATTGTGAGTTTCGGATTGTACTTGGAGCAGAAATACCTGGTGTATCGGTATAGCTCCTCGTAGTGAGATGATATGTAACGGTCAAGCGTTGCCTTCATACCAGTTGATGAATTCTTTGTACCAAATTTTGCGCCTCAGCTGGGAGCAGAAGCATTCACGGTCAGGCATTCCGGTCTCGGTGACCTTGATGCGCTTGAGCACGTTCAGCGTTTTCTTGCTGTATCGCTCTGTCTCGGGCATTTCCCTGACTGCTGTGATGATATCTATTTGCTCTCTATCCATTCGCTGATGATGTAGGCACCCATCGCTGTGATTGCTGCCGTATATATATTGCCTGAAAGTATCAGCGCAGTCCAAAATGACGTACACTTCCAGCAACCGAATGCAGCATGAATGTAATCACCGAGCTTCCCATTGGGAATCACCTTGATGAATAGTAGGTCGATGACCCAGTGCAGAGGCTCGAAGTTGGCGATGAGCCATCCGAGGGCGAGGTATGATAGTATCAGTTCCATACGTCAAAGATAAGTTTAAAAATCAATATGATAGCCACTGTGGTCACGAGTATCATCGTGGCGAGTGCTGCGCAGTATTCTTGGTCAGGTCTCATTGTTCTTGTTTAAAGGTTTTGACTTCTGATTTGAGCCTCTCAATATACAGCGTGGCATCCATCAGCTCCTCCTGGAGATGGTTGAGCCAATCGGTGAGGCTCAGGTCATCACGATCTAAAGTGCGCCCATACTTCTCGATGCCGAGCTGGCTGCGCTCATAATACTTGCCAAGCACCTTGATTAGTATTGTGTCTTGTATTTGCTCTTCCATTAGTTAAGGCTTGACCATTGTTCATAGAATTCATCAGCAGTCACTTCCGAGATGTGCACCTCATCTGATAAGGTAATCACGATGCAAGTGTTGACACCTGGCATCATCTTGAATAAATCATCGACTCTTGCAATTAGCTTATCGAGGTTGTCATTCTTGCTTCCTATGTATGCAATAAAGTACTTCATTTCATCAGGAAGTTGAAGGCTTGGATATAGAACTCATCACCCACACCTTGACCCCTCATAAATCGGGTGACAGTATAGTAATTGAGATTCATGTCCTCAGCCAGGTGAGTCATTCGATATCTCTTGGAGATTCGGGACCTCAATTCCTTGTGTATGAAGTCCCGGATATTCTCCCCATCAGAAAGGTAGATCGTCATCGATTTCATCTGATATTGGTGTTGATGGTGCTGCTGCATCGATTCGGATATCCCAAGCATTGAGGCTCACATAATACTTGCCGTTGTACTCTCTGCCTCTCAGGTCGAACTTGACCTCACATTCTTGACCGACTTTGGCTCCATCCAGGAATCTCACTCGCTCATTGACTGCTTGAAATTGTACCAGCTGTGGATACTTGTCACCGATTGAGAGAACAAATTCTCTGATATTCATCTTCTCACTCACTTGTCTGGCTTCACCGATGTGGTGAATGGTGCCTTTTGCTTTTAGCTCTTCCATTTTACTTGTTATTTAGTTGTTCATAATATTCGTGATATAGGTCTGATGCTTCTTTAAGGCGAGCAACCATCTTGGCCTCAATATCTTCATCTCTATCGTACCAGAGAGCTGTGATGCGCTTCTCAGGATTGATGTGGTCGACTCTGTGCAGCTGGAGATTCTCGTATTCATTAAGGAATTCATCCCAGGTGGTGACCATGCAGTAGATGAGCTCAGCACATGGCTTGTTATACAACATCATGTAAGCACGCAGCTGCCATTCATAGAGTGGATTGACAGCATCTTCCATCAGTGCCGGGAATGTATCCAGTGACCATGATGTTTTGACGTCAATTACTCTTGACTCGATGACAATATCAGCAGTTCCGATGAGATAGTCATTCTCAATGGTCCATTCATTCTTTACATAGTCAGTGAATCTCACCGAGTTGATGAGGTTGATGGACTCCAGCTCTTGCTCTCTACCCTTCCAGATGTATTTGTTGTTCAGTTCTGTGGTGTAGTTATAGAAGTCTTGCTTCGCACATTCCTTGATGTAGCTCTTGGCTGTCTCTCCCATGCTGCCCTTGGCTCTGCCATTGGTCATCAGCTTACCGATTTGCGATGGATGCCATTTCATAGTGCGAGCATTTTTGATTGAGCTTCAGTGAGTGCATAGTTGGAAGACAACTGTTGTGCTGTGTACTTACCAGCTTCGATTGATTCAAGGGCTTTCTTGAAGCGGTCATCTGTGATCGTTGGTTTTCCTTGAGGCGCAGCAGCTGCTGTATTGCCATCATCGTCAACAGCTTGAAGTGAGAGCAGTGACTGCAATGTACCTCTTCTGAAGTAAGTGACAGCAGCGAGCACCTTTTGTGGGTCTGTGATAACTGGAAGGCTCATGAATGACTCGATGACCTCACCAGAATCGATGTCGATGATACGAGTCACCACATCATTGCCCACTACTGGCTGCAAGAGTAGCAGTCCATGCTCGTGAAGAATAGGCTCCACTGTTGTGAGCAGCGCATTGATGTCAGCATAGCTCTTTTTGAAATGTGGATTCGTTGCGTTCTTCGCAACCTTTCCGATTTGCTGCTTGGCAGCGTGTAATTTTTGCCAAATGTTCATTGGCTCCGCTTTCTTTGTAGTCATAAATTGTTGTTTTGAATTGTAAATATACTCATTTATTTGATTGATTCGCAAAACTGCTCATAAAAATTTAAGAATCCTTCAAAATCTTTTGCAATAACATACACACCACCAGCTTCTTCAATGGCTTTCTGGTATGCTTTCTGCACATCAGACTGTCTATCCTTGCCATACTTGACTTCAATCTTGACTGAACGTCCCTTGATCGTTGCGGAGATATCTGCCGAGCCTGGTGTGCCGGTGCCCTTGGTCCACTGCCCACCGATGGCGACTCCGTCAGTGCGGTATTTCTTTCGATAGACTCCCATCGTGTTGATTCGCTCAGCTTGGCAGTTATTGAACTGAAGGAATCCGATGATTGATTTGGTCAGTGCATTGGCTCCGTTGTCATTCCATTGGTCCAGGGCGATGAGATGCGGTGGGATGGTTGGATATTTCTCCATCTTGTATTTGAGCTGGAGGTCTTTGAGTAGTTGTCGGTGTTGTCGTGTCATAAAAATAAGTTCATTTGGTTTGTATGGTTCTTAATTCTTTGGATTGCTTTTTCATAGTATTCAGCATCAAGCTCGCAAGCTGTTAACTCAAATCCGTAGTCGTGGCAAGCAATGGCAATACTTCCTGAACCGAGATGAGTGTCGAGTATTTTGTCGCCTTGTTTTGCGTACTTGTCTAATATCCATTTGTAAAGTTTACTTGGCTTTGTGGTTGGATGAAATTTTTCTCCTTCCATTCCTATAAATCCGCTATAAGGTATTACCGCTTTTTTTAAAGATTGATTAAAAGAAGTCCATATTAATTCGCCATCCGAAAAAGAACATCCCTCAGCCACGCATTTGTCCCAAAAAACCCAACCCATAGAAATAGGTAGATTTTCGGTCATGTAATTAGCTCCGCAAATAATTTGATTTTTTGATACCCTAAATAATTCTTGAAAGTATTCTTTTTTAGGTGTTTCGCTATCCCATTTTTTTATTGTTCGCTTTTTACTTTTAGTGTCTTTTTTCCTACCAGCATTCATATTAACTGAAATACCATAAGGCGGGTCTACTATTGCCAACTCGAAATAGTTTTCTGGATAACGTGCCATTAAAGCCATGTTATCTTCGTTTGTTATTGTTATTTTGTCGGTTACTTTCATTGTTTCGCTTTTTCATTTAACTCATCCCAAATATCATCATCTTCTGGAGTAGGTTTGGGAGTTCCTGACTCGAGAAGGAAGTATCTGCCGTTGTGATTGCGCCCTTTGGTGACGTTGTAGCCTTTATAATCAGCATACGACTGCACCCATTTGAGGAATCTTCTTGGCTCCAGCTCCTTGAATGAGGTGAATTCCGATGTGAATTCCTGAATCTTGGTGCCGTTGTAGTTGTAGATGTCAAGCGGTAGGTTGCCTTCCTCCACCCAATCAAAGAAGTCCTTGCACGTTGACTGGATGAGTCGCTTGGCATCTGCGTTGATGCTGATGGCTTTCATCAATCCATTTGTCAGGTACTTCTGAAGGTTCTTGACCATGTAGTTATCGAACTTCAACCAATCCTCATCGGTCCATGAGTCGAATAATAGCCGACCATACTCATCTAATGGGCTGCGCTTGCTGTGAAAGTACTGATAGAACTCCAGCTCATGCCTTCTGCGATCATGAGAAGAGCCAGCACCACTGATGACATAGTTGGTGGTGATTACAATCTT